GCAGAGTGGAGAAAATCATGAGTATCACCGTATCTATCCAGCGGGCTGGCCCGCTGGCCGCGCTTGAAGCAGCAGCCATCCTGTTCGCTGACGGACACTTCACCGTTATGCGCTTCACCACCAACTGGCGCGTCATGCTGGGCACACCAGCAGACCGCGACGACATCACGGGTGCCTTCGAGGGTGCAACCTTCAACGAAGCCGTGTACCGGCTTCTGGAATCCCTGCGCGCGGGTGACCGGCCATGAACCCGCAGCCGGCACCCATCGGCAACTCCCAGTTCCTTGCCGCCATCTTCGCGGAGCATGCCGCCGAGGCCCACGTCACCGGCTTCGTCGAGCCGCCCGACAACATCCCGCGCGACCAGCGCGGCCTGTGCTGGGCTGGCCGCCGCTACGGCTCACGCGACCTGCAGCCGGGGCACAACAACTACTTCGTCATCTCCACCTTCAACCCCTTGGTCGAGGACGGGCGCGCCCGGGCGGTGCGCAGGAAGGCCCAGTTCGCCCTAGGACACTGCGTCGTGGTCGATGACGTAGGGACCAAGGTCAAGCGCGATGACGCGCGCCTGAGGCCACCTACGTGGCGTCTGGAGACATCCCCGGGCAACGAGCAGTGGGGCTACCTGCTGGACGCGCCGTGCGCCGACGGCGCGCTGTTCAGCGGCGTGCTCGCGCTGATGGTGGCGAAGGGGCTGTCGATCACAGGGGATGACCCCGGCATGAAAGGCGTCACGCGCTACGTGCGGCTGCCGGTGGGGGTCAACCGCAAGATCAAGTACGGTGATCTCGGCTTCGTGTGCAAGATGCAGGAGTGGCAGCCGGAGCGGCGTTACACGATCGACGCGCTGCTGGCTGCATTCGGCGCGACGCAGGCCGACGCGCGTGCGCTGGCCGAGGGTGTCGGAGCCGAAGGCAAGGTCGCCGCACCGGACAGCGACCGGCTGCTGCGCATGCTCGACGGGATGGGCCTGTACCAGCGCCCGATCGCCGGCAAGCTGGGGTGGCACGAGATCACATGCCCATGGCTCGAAGCGCACAGCGACGGCGACGACAGCGGCACGGCGGTGTTCGTGCGCGAGGATGGCGGCTACGGTTTCCAGTGCCACCATGGTCACTGCGAGGCCAAGACGTTCCTGAACCTGCGCGCATGGATGAACGAGCAGGGGCACCCGGTCACCGAGTTCATGCCGGTGGGCCAGCGCATCACGGGTGAGTCGCCGCCGCCCGTGCAGTTCGTGCTCGACCGCTGGATGCAGCGTGGCAAGGTGGGGCTGATCGCGTCGGAGGGCGGCACCGGCAAGACGACGCTGCTGATCCACCTTGGCATCTGCATCGTGCTGGGGCTGCCCTTCATGGGCGTGCCGGTGACGCAGCGGGGGCCGTTCATGCTGCTGTCACGCGATGACGATCAGGACGATCTCGATGCCGTCACCAACGAGATCGTGCGCACGATGGCGCTGGGCGAGCAGCAGCTTGAGATCCTGAACCGCGACCTGTACATCGAAAGCTATCGCGGCGTGCAGGGCACGCTGCTGATCAAGGGTGAATACGAGCCGTCCGATTTCGTCGAGCGGCTCGCCAAGCGCATCGCATCGATCAATCCTGTGTGCGTGGCGATCGACACCATACGGCAGTTCACCGGCACAGACTCAACCAACGAGGCCGCCATGATCGTGTTCATGGACGCGGCTGCCGTGCTGGCGAAGCTCGGGCCGGCAGTGATACTGGCGCACCATGTCGGCAAGCAGGCGGCGCGCGAGAAGATCGTGGACATGTACAGCGCGATCGGCAGCAGCGCGCTGGCTGACAACGCGCGCTTTATGTGGCGGCTCATCAGCAACACGATCGAGGAGGTGGATCTGCCCTTCTCCATGGATCTGCCGGAGGGCATGGATCTGCTGCAACTGATCAGCACGCGCGGCTCGCTGCGCGTGAAGCGGCCGGATGACATCTTCTATACCCGGCAGGAATTCGCGCTGGCGCAGGTACACGGGAAGGTGACCAAGTTGAGCAAGGAGCAGGTGAAGGACCGCAAAGCCAACCAGCACTGGGACGAGCAGGTGACGCTGCTGATCGACATATTCCGTAAGCAGGGCAAGCGGATAGGCCGGGACAAAGCCAAGCAGGCCGGGTGGATTGGGGGTGACCACCGGTATAGCCAGCAGGCCGAAGAAGCGTGGGCACAGGTCGTGGCCGAGAAAGATTTGCTGGCATGAGCAAACCTGTGCTGTGCCCTATAGGCGCGCGCGCGGCACAGCACAGCTTTTGCTGTGTGCTGCGCCTGTGTCTGTCTGTGCTGGGCACTGGTGGGCACAGTTGGGCACAGGTCATCAGGTTTGACCGGCTGGCTGCAGGGGCGTAGCGTCCGCGCAGGGTGGCGGGTAGGTACGCACAATTGCCGCGAGCACAATCAGTTGATACGGTGGAGTTGCGCAAGCTTGCGCAGAATGACGCGCGCTCGAAAATTAAAGTGGGTGTGCTCATCGAGCGAGCGGCGCGCATAGCGATCGGTGAGATACGCGAAGAGCCTGCGCTGCTCGCCGTGCAGATGCGTGCGACCGAGATGCTGTTGCGTAAAGCGTTGCCCGATTTGTCGAGTGTGGAGATGACCGGCATGGACGGCGGTCCGTTGAAGATCACGATCATCAAGGAGTGCTGAACATGATCTCGCTGCTGGTCACGCTGCTCATCCTCATTCTCATTCTTGGCGTCATCGTCTGGGTCATCGGCCAGCTACCGCTGGAGCCGCCGTTTAAATCGGTCGCGTACGCCGTGGTCGGTCTCATCGTGGTGGTGTACCTCATCTCCATCCTCGCTGGCGGTGTGCCAGTGCTGAAGCTGCAGTGATGTTCCCGAAGGAGCCGGCCGGATGGTTCGCACTCGCTGCCTTCGTGTTCATCCTCGCGGTGATCGCCATCATCGTGATCAACCGCTGAGCGTTTAAACATGCCGAGCACATCACCCAAGCAGGCGCGCACGATGGCAGCCGCCGCGCATGATCCTGCGTTCGCCGAGAAGGTCGGCATACCGCAGAGCGTGGCGCAGGACTTCAACGCAGCCGACAAGGGCACTGAGCGTTTAAAGCAGTCGATGCGCGTGCAGCATCTGAGGCGCAAGCGATGAACGCGGATGACTTCAACGAACTGCGGCGTCGCATTCCTGCGCTCGACGGCACGCCCGACGTGAGCGAGCATCAGCCGCTCGGCAGTGAGGTCACCGACTTCGTGCACGCGCTGCTCGACTGCGTCATGCAGCACAACGACGACATCAGGCCACGCTACTTCCCGAGGACGTCATGAGCGCGCTCACCTTCTTCACGCGTCCGCCGCTGTTCTGCATGCGTTGCGGCGCTGCTGTTGCGCAGGACGTCGACAAGGCAGAGCGCATCGTCTGGTGCGCCGACAGCAACTGCACGCAGTTCATGCGCAAGGCGCGTGCGCTCGACGAGGTGGTGACGCTGCTCGAAGCTCCGACCGACGTGATGGTGTTCGATCCCAATGGCCGTTGCTGACAACCTCGAAGCGTTGAACCAGTTGCTCGACGACGTGCTCGACGCGATCGGCTACGCTGACTTCCCGTGGCACGATCGCGCGCTGTGCATACGCATCGCTGCATGGGAGACAGAGCGCGGCATGGAGCCGACCTTCGGTGTGCCTGATGAGCAGCCAAGCTGATGCCCTTCGACATCCGCATCCCCAACGACTTCAGGCCGCGCGCACTGGGCCAGAAGACCGCGATGCGCTTCTACGACGGTGGCGGGCTGCGCGGTGTGTACTGCTGGCCGCGCCGCTACGGCAAGGATCTGACCTTCGGCCATCAGGCGAACAAGGCGGCGCATCAGCGCACGGGCATGTACCTGCACATGCTGCCGAACCACAAGCAGGCGCGCAAGGTGATGTGGGACGGCTTCACCAACGAGGGCACGAGGATCATCGACCAGATCTTCCCGCAGGAGATCTGCGAGTCTCGCAACGAGACCGAGATGAAGATCAAGCTCAAGTGCGGCAGCCTGTGGCAACTGGTCGGTAGCGACTACTACGACTCGCTGGTGGGTGCGAACCCGGTCGGCTTCGTGATGAGCGAAGCAGCCATCAGCGATCCGCGCGCGTGGCACCACTTCCGTCCGATGCTGGCTGCGAACGGTGGCTGGGTCGCGTTCCAGTCGACGCCGCGTGGCTACAACTGGTTCTGGGATCTGCTGCGTTACGCGAAGACCGACCCGCTGTGGGACTGGTCGCACCTGACCGCGTACGAGACCAACCACATCGCGCCGGAGGTGCTCGCCGACGAGCGCAGGCAGATGCCCGACGAGATGTTCCGTCAGGAGTACCTCTGCGACTTCTCTGCAGCCAACGTGGGCGCGATATTCGGCAAGTACATGGAAGCAGCAGAGCGCGAGGGCCGCATCGCGCCAGCGCTCGATCCTGACCCGCTGGCCGAGGTGATGATCTCGTCTGACATCGGCATCCGTGACAAGGCGGCGTTCTGGTGGTGGCGCGTTCTGAAGGGCGGCTACGAACTGTTCGACTACGACGAAGCTAGTGGCCTTGACGCGGAAGAGTGGTGCGACCGTTTAAACGACCGGCACCCGTCGCAGCCGGCGCAGATCCTGTACCTGCCGCACGACGCGCGTGCACGCTCGTTCGCGTCACGCTTCAGCACGGTGCAGGTGATGCTGGACAAGGGCAAGTCGATCGCGCACGAGATCCGCGTCAATCCGCAGCGCAAGAAGTCCGACAGCATCAACGCGGGGCGCAAGGTGCTGCGCCGCTGCCGCTTCGACGCAAGCACGTGCGACGCGGGCATCAACTGCCTGCGCAGCTACCACTTCAAGTACGACGAGGAGCAGCGCATCTTCTCAAGCGAGCCGGATCACGACTGGAGTTCACACGGTGCCGACGCGTTCATGGAGGGCGCAGCGATACTCGCCGACTACGTCGAGCCGCCGCCGCAGCCAGATCCGTACCGGCAGGTGACGCAGCCGCTGCACCATGCATTCACGCTCGACGATCTGCACGAGAAGTGCGGGCCAGCCAACATGGGCAAACGCGTATGACAGTCAACGGACGCGGCTACGCGGTGAAGAAGGTCGGCGGGCGCAAAGGCAAAGTGCTTTATGTGCACCGCATGGAGTGGGAGCGTGTAAACGGCCCCATCCCTGAAGGTCACCTCATTCACCACCGTGATGGCAACAGGCTGAACAACGACATCAGCAATCTGGAGTGCGTGTCAGCGCGCACGCACCTGAATCATCATCACACTTCACCCCTCATCTGCGCCGCCTGTGGCGTTAAAACTCTGCGCTTTGTCATAGGCCAGCCAACCAATCGCTTCTGCTCGCGCAAGTGCGCAGTGAGATATCACGATGCCCGATGAGAAGCTAGCCGGCGATAAGAAAGAAGAAAAATACAACCCGCGCGAGTCGGCGCAGCGCTGGGACCGTGAACTGAATGCCGCTAAGAAGGAACTGGACAAGTTCCACGCCGCCGCGCGCAAGGTGGTGCGCAAGTATCTCGACAAGCGTGACGGCGACCAGTCGAGCGAGTTCAAGCTGAATCTTTTCTGGAGCAACGTGCAGGTGCTCAAGGCGTCTCTGTACGCGAAGCCGCCGAAGGTCGACGTCAGCAACACGTTCAAGGACTCCGAGGACGACGTGTCACGCGTCGCCGCGAACATCCTTGAGCGCATGCTCAACCATTCGATCGAGCGCGACAACAGCGACTTCAAAGTCAGTTCGATGCAGGGTGTCGGCGACTACCTTGTGCCGGGTCTGGGGCAGATCTGGTATCGCTACGAGGTCGAGACACAGAAGAAGATGACTGAGCCTGTCATCGACAAGACGACGGGCGCGGAACTGGTGCCGGCGACCGAGTACGAGGCGATCGTGCACGAGGACTGTCTCACCGACTACGTGTTCTGGGAGGACTTCTGGTGGAGCCCTGCACGCACGTGGGAGGAGGTGCGCTGGGTAGCCAGACGCGTGTTCATGAACAAGGAAGCGCTGAAGAAGCGCTTCGGCGACACGATCGCCGACCGCGTGCCGCTGTCCAAGCAGAAGAAGAACGCGGATGCGACGCAGCCGCAGAACGATCCGTGGGAGAAGGCTGCCGTCTTCGAGGTGTGGGACAAGACGACGAAGAAGGCGTACTGGCACGTCATCGGCATGGACGTGGTGCTCGACGAGAAGGACGATCCGCTGGGCCTTGAGCTTTTCTTCCCGTGCCCGCAGCCGCTGATCTCGAACCTCACCACATCGAACCTGATGCCGGTGTCCGACTACCAGCTTGCGCAGGACCAGTACAACCAGATCGACGAACTGACGACGCGCATCACGTACCTGACGAAGGCGTGCAAGGTGGTGGGTGCCTACGACAAGTCGGCCGGCGCACTGGGCCGCATCTTCAACGAAGGCATGGAGAACGACATGATCCCGGTGGACAACTGGGCGGCGTTCGCGGAGAAGGGTGGCATCAAGGGCTCGATGGAGTTCGTGCCGATCGACACGATATCGATCACGATCGAGAAGCTGACGCAGCAGCGCGACGTTATCAAGAACAACCTGTACGAGGTGCTCGGCATCGGCGACATCATGCGCGGCATGACGAACCCGGACGAGACGCTCGGCGCGCAGCAACTGAAGGCGCAATTCGGTGGCAGCCGCCTGCAGTTCAAGCAGATGGAGATCGGCGAGTGGGTCGCTGCCGGCCAGCGCATCCGCGCGGAGATCATCTGCCATCATTTCCAGCCGGTCACGATCTTCGAGCGCAGCAACATCATGCACAGCCCTGATGCAAAGCTGGCGCAGCAGGCCGTGC